CAGCAAGCTAAAGATATTATGTGGTCTATGTTAAAAGAGCTGGGACAAGACATTATTGTTGATGCCTACGAAAACACCGCCCGCCTCACCCTCGTAAACGGAAGAAAGATATTCCTGAAAGGTTCTGATAGACCAGATACTCTTCGTGGTGTTAGTCTTGCTTATGTTGTACTAGATGAGTATGCATCTATGAAACCTAATGTGTGGGAACAGATTATTAGACCGACTCTTGCCGATGTTAAAGGTGGTGCATTGTTTATTGGTACGCCTGCCGGTAAGAATCATTTTTATGAACTTTATAATGAGGCAAAGAAAGAAGATGACTGGGAAACATTCTCCTTCAATTCAACAGATAATCCATATATTGATGACGAGGAAATTGAAGCTGCAAGAAAAAGTATGTCTTCTATGGCGTTTCGTCAAGAGTTTGAAGCATCGTTTGAAACATTTACTGGTGGAATCTTTAAAGAAGATTGGTTTAAGGTAGGTGAAGAGCCTGAAGAGGGTAACTTTATTATTGCTGTTGACCCTGCTGGGTTTGAATCTGTTGAAAAAGAACGAGGTTTAAAGGGTTCTAAGCTGGATGAGACGGCTATTGCTATTGTTAAGACTAATGCTGATGAGTGGTGGGTTGCTGATATTAAACATGGTAGGTGGTCTATTAAAGAAACAGCAAGAAAGATACTAGAAGCTGCTATGTACTATGAAGCTACTACTGTAGGTATTGAGACTGGTTCACTAAGAAACGCTATATTGCCTTATTTGCAAGACGAAATGCGTAGCAACGACAGCTTTGTCCACCTAGATGAGTTAAGACACGGGGGTAAAAAGAAGACTGAGCGTATAACATGGGCGTTACAAGGCAGGATGGAGCACGGTCAGATAACATTTAATGAAGATAAAGAGTGGAAACCTTTTATTTCTCAGATGTTAGACTTTCCTAATCATTTATCACATGATGATATGCTTGATGCACTAGCTTATATCGATCAAGTAGCTATAGCAGACTTTGCTTTTTCTATAGATTATGATGATGAATGGGAACCTGTTGACGAAATAGCAGGTTACTAATAAAATTTTATGTTATATTACGCTTAACTTACTTTAAGTAAAATCTATGAACGAAGAAAATAAATACCAAGCATTAACATCATGGTTAATGTATCGTCTAGAAGGTTGGAGAACCTGGAGAGATACTAATTATGTTGATAAATGGGATGAATACTACAGATTATGGCGTGGAATATGGCTGCAAGAAGATAGAACTAGACAATCTGAGAAGTCTAGAATCATATCTCCCGCATTACAACAAGCAGTAGAAGCTACTGTTGCAGAATTGGAAGAAGCTACATTTGGTCGTGGTAAATGGTTTGACATTAAAGATGATATGTTGGACCAGAATCCACAAGATGCAGAATATGTACGCAATTTATTGCAAGAAGACCTAGAAAAAACAGGTTGTAAAGATGCAATATCAGAGATTTTCTTAAACGGTGCTATATATGGTACTGGTATTGGAAAGATTGTTGTAGAACAAAACATAGAGCGTTCACCTGTGGAGGTTCCAGTAGAAGGGACTATGGCAACTAATCGTCAATTAGTCGAAAGACCTGTGATAGATGTAAGAATTGAACCCATATCCCCAAAAGAGTTCTTAATAGACCCTTCTGCTAACTCCATTAATGAAGCTTTAGGTGTTGCACATGAGGTAATTAAGCCTAGATACCATGTTGTAGAGGGTATTGAGTCTGGAATGTATAGAGATGTGCCACTAGACGGTGCTTATGATACTGTTGATTTTGGATATGACCCTGAAACTAGCCAAGCTGATGAAGGCGATAGTGTTAAGATTACAGAATACTGGGGTAAGGTCCCTAAAAGATTCCTTAAAAAGAATGCAAACAAGGATGATTTTGAATACGATGTAAAAGATACTATGGTTGAGGCTGTCGTTACTATTGTTAACGATGCATACATCCTAAGAGCAGAAGAAAATGCTTTTATGATGAAAGACAGACCTTTTATTTCCTATCAACATGACATTGTTCCTAATAAATTCTGGGGCAGAGGCGTGTGTGAGAAAGGATACAACCCACAAAAAGCGTTAGATGCTGAAATGAGAGCAAGAATTGACTCATTAGCACTAACAACTACGCCAATGATGGCAGCAGATGCTACCAGATTACCAAGAGGTTCTAAGTTTGAGGTAAGACCTGGAAAAACTTTACTAACGAATGGCTCGCCACGAGATGCAATCATGCCTCTAGATATGGGAACCACAGATGCTAACACATTTAACCAGGTCTCCTCATTACAAGCTATGATTCAGATGGGTACTGGTGCTGCAGATGTACAAGCTGCGGACAGAGCTACATCTTCTGGTATGTCTATGGCACAGTCAGCCGCTATCAAACGACAAAAGCGTACATTAATGAATTTCCAGAATACTTTCTTAATTCCAATGATTAATAAATCACTACATAGAAAGATTCAATTTGATTTTGAGCGTTATCCTGTTGCAGATTACAAGTTTATTCCATATTCAACTATGGGAATTATGGCTAAAGAACTAGAAATGCAGCAAATGGTTTCACTAATGCAAAGTATTCCTGCAGATAATCCTGCGTTTAATACAATTCTACTTTCATTATTCCAAAACTCTAGTATTCATAACAGAGACCAGATAGTAAACGGACTAATGCAAGCAATGCAGCCTAATCCACAGCAGCAAGAACTACAAGCTATTGGACAAGAAATGCAAATGCGTATGACAGAAGCTGAAATTAACAAGTTACTTTCTGAAGCTGCTGAAAATAATGCTAGAGCTGTTAAATATCAATCAGATGCAGAAACTAAAGTACCAGATGCTATGCAGCAACAAGATAAATTACTTAAATTGCAGAAATCTGTATTAGATATGGAAAATATTAAAGCAGATATTGAGCGTAAGAACTCTGAGAATGTAAGAAATATTCCTGAGATGGAGCATCTTAAATCAGAAACTGCTCTTAACATGGCTAAAGCTAGAGCAGAAGCTAAAAAGATAGATATAGTAGATAAGTATATTCAATGACAGATTTAGAAATACTAGAAACAAGATTAGATTTATTTGAACATGACGGTTGGCGTGATGTTGTAAATGAATTAAAGAACATATCTGATAGCATCAATGATATTGATGGTATTAGAGATGAGAAAGGCCTTTGGGAAGCCAAAGGTAAGTTACAAGTTTTAAATTATATTATTAATTTAGAGAATGTAACTAGAACAACCATGGAACAACTGGAAACAGCTCCATGATATTTTAACTTCATAACCCAATATGGGCGGAGACCAAGACAATGAGTATTATAGTAGAAGAAACTGAAGCGGCAGTAGAGCCAATAACAGAAAATCAAGAACTTCCTGCGGAAGAAGTCGTTGCGGCTGAAGAAGCAGAAGAAACTCCTGAAGCTGAGGAGCAATCTTATGAAGTGCCTGAGAAGTATGCTGGCAAAACACTAGAAGATGTTATTACAATGCACCAAAACGCACAGCGTAAGCTGAGTGAACAAGGTCAAGAAGTTGGCGAACAACGAAAGATGATTCAACAATTACTTGAATTGCAACAAGCATCAATGCAACAGCAAACTACGAATACAGAACCTGAAATAGAAGAAGACTTTCAAGAGTTATTGTATGATAATCCTAAAGAAGCTATAGCAAAAATAGTTGCTTCGCATCCTGAAATACTAGCTGCTAAAGAAGCTAATATGAAAGCTGCACAGCAATCAAGCATAGCTCAGCTAGAAGCTAAACATCCTGAGTTTCGTGAAACTATACAGGATAATAAGTTTTTAGATTGGGTACAGGGTAGTCCTGTTCGTACAGAGCTTTTCAGAAGAGCCAATGATAACTATGATGTTGATTCTGCTTCTGAGTTATTTGATACATGGAAAACACTTTCTATGATTGATAAGACAAATGAAGTAAAAAAGAAACAACAAAAGACTAGGGACAAGGAACTTCTACAAACTAGCTCCGAAACTCGTTCAAGTGGAGATTCTGTTGGAGGTAAAAAAATATATCGTAGGTCAGATTTAATTGAACTACAGAGAAGAGACCCTGAATATTATGCAGCAAACTCTGATGAGATTATGCAAGCGTATGCTGAGGGTCGTGTTAGATAATATTCTATAGGAGAATAAATAATGGCAAACTCATTTGCAAGTGGCTCTACAGTCACAACAGCGATTGCTAATAACTTTATTCCTGAACTTTGGTCGGATGAAGTAATTGGCTCTTATAAACAAAATCTAGTACTAGCTAACTTAGTAACTAAGATGTCTCACAAAGGTAAGAAAGGAGATACTGTGTATATTCCTGTTCCTTCTCGTGATTCAGCAGCACTTAAAGCAGCTAATACACAAGTAACTTTACAAGATAACTCAAATACTAAAGTTACAATTACAATCAACAAGCATTACGAATATTCAAAACTAATTGAAGATATTGCTGAAGTTCAGTCTCTAGCTTCAATGAGAAAATTCTATACTGACGATGCTGGTTATGCTCTTGCACAACAAGTTGATGATGACTTATTTGGTCTTACAACTGCATTGAACGGTGGTACTGTTCTTACTGGTGCTGGTGCTACATGGTCTTCAGGTGCTGCTGCTGATATTAGTGATGCAGGTATCCGTAAGATGATTCTTACTCTAGATAACAGCGATGTTCCTATGGACAATCGTTCTCTAGTAATTCCACCTATTGCAGCTAACGACTTGCTAGCTATCAATAGATTTACTGAGCAACAATTCATTGGTAATGGTGATGCAATCAAGACTGGTAAGATTGGTCAAATCTACGGTATTGATGTATATGTAACATCTAACTGTCCTTCAGCTGATACTAACGCTAACAGAGTTGGTGTTATGTTGCATCGTGATGCTCTTTGCTTAATCGAGCAAATGGGTGTTCGTACTCAAACTCAGTACAAGCAAGAGTACTTAGGTGACCTTTTCACTGCAGATACTATCTACGGTGTAGGCGAGCTTAGAGACTACGCTGGTGTTGCGTTTAAAGTAGCAGCATCTTAATATTTATAGCACCCTCTTCGGAGGGTGTTATACTAACTACTATGCCTATATACGAATACAGATGTAAAAATGGTCATGCTTCGGACCACTTAGTTTCTTACAACAATAGAAAAGAAACTCAAGAATGTCCTGAATGTAAAGAACCAGCAGAGTATGCATTAACTTTTTGCACTAACATACAATATGGTTTAGACTACTCTACATATCATGCAGACACACATAAGTGGAATTTGCGTGAAAACAAAAGACACGGAACAAAAGGTAAGAGTTATGCATGATTTAGATTTATTTCAAGATACTACAAGCAATCTTGAATTAGAAAGATTCAAAAGAAAACTACAAGATATTTGGGCTAGAATTTTAGAGCAAACTTATACTGAAGATGATGGCAGCTACGAAGAGTACTGTGCCATGAACGCTCTTAATTTTGGACATTACGAAGAAAAAGAATCTGAAATAGATAATTTAATGATGATGCTAGAAAATATGATGGCTGGTGATGAAGATATATCTCCAGTTAAATCTGGTGGTAAAGCTCCTACATACGGAGGCAGCCAACTAAAAGCAATTAGTGAAGGTCGTAAAGCACCTACAACTGTTTATAAAGAAACTCATGTAATGACTGCAACACCTAAAGACAGTCAATCTAAAGTATCATCTGGTTCTTATAAAACACAATCAGGTAACCTAGCACCAAGAAAAGATGCTAAAGTAATAAGAAGTTTTTCTACTGTTGGTCAAGAGTTTATAGACCAACTTAAAGACCTTAAGTCTAGGCAAAATATTGGTAGAAGAAAATTATTATTTAGATTGTAATGGCTAAATCAAGAATAGACCGCAGAGGAAAAATTAGGTCTTTAGTTAGAAAAAGACCAGAAGGTCGTGGTCCTCATTGGTCTATCACTAAACGAGCCGCAGTTAATCAAAGAAGAAGAATTATAGATGATGTCTGGCTAACTGAAACTGTTAGCGTTTCTGATAATGCAGTTAGAAATTTAAACAGATTATTATCTGATTCATTTACATTATCTGACACTATTGTTCTTAATGGTGAAAAAGTCATTATTGATTCACCAACATTTTCAGATGATAACTTTAGTAAAGATTTTGAGAAACCAGGACTATCTGATGCAGCAACAGTAACAGATACTATTGGTTTTAAATTAGCAGATAATCTTATGTTGTTTAATAACAACGAGATTAACTTTGCAGAAATAAATGCCGTAGCATACGATAGAAGGATAGTTGAAGATACTCTTGCAGTATCGGATGCCTTAAGTTATGATATGACAAAAGAATTGTCAGACTCTGCTACAATGAGCGACAATATTCAGGTGAGCTTGTATAGTCCAGGCGAACCTATGAACTTTAATACTATGAACTTAGCAACAATAAATGGTTAGGAGAACCGCATGATAAACGAAAACTTCAAAGTAACTGGTGCAGTTAAGATTGCCAAGAATGGTGAAGTGGTTAGGGAAATTCCTAACACTATTGTAACTGCTGGTAAAAATGAGTTAGCATCATTAATTACAGGTAATGGAACTGTCTTTGGTTATATGGCAGTAGGAACTGGAACAACATCTGTAGTAGCTGGTGATACAACTCTTGAAACAGAACTAGACAGAAACGCTACAACAGTTTCTGGTGGAACTGCAACAAACAATACAATCGAATTTGAAACTGTATGGAACGCTGGTGATGGAACTGGTGCAATTACAGAAGCTGGTATATTTAACGCATCTTCAAGTGGTGATATGTTAGCTAGAACAACATTTAGTGCAGTAAACAAATCAGCATCAGATATTCTTACAATTACTTGGACTGTAACAATATCTTAATAGGAGAATAAAATGGCAGTCGTATATACTAATAATGCATCAACATCACTCAGTAGTGGTATAGATAGCTCTACTACAAGCATAACAGTAGGTAGTGTAGCTGACTTCCCAACTCTTACTGGTAGTGATTACTATTACGCTACTATAGCAAATACAACAAATACAAAGATTGAAATAGTAAAAGTTACAGCAGCGTCTGGCACTACTCTTACAGTAGTTAGAGGTCAAGACGATACTACAGGTACTAGCT